CAGTTGCCAGAGGCAGGCACGGCCGCAAACAGATTCGTAGCTGTCACGGTGTTCGGCGTGCTGGTTTGGTACTTGAACGTCACGACCTTTGCAGAGTTCTTGCTCCACGCCCCCGTGAACGTGCAGACGCGGAACTTAATTCCTCCGCCGCCCGTAATCTTGGGCGTGAAAGTCAGCCCCTCGGCCCCGCGGTCGCCGGCCTCGACGATCCGCACGACCCGTCCAATACGCTCGGCGGCCGGCCGCGTAAACGCGACGCGCTCGGTCTTGGCTGCCTTGCCGTCTGGACGCTTGGCTCCTGCCACGGTCAGTCCTCGTAGACGGTGAGCACCAGCCGAGTATTCGCCACGGCGGCCTTGGCCGCGTAGCTGCCGGCCGCCAGCCGCAGCACCGCCGCCTCGCCGGCCTTGAGCCGCACCGTCTCGTAGAGGTTCGTGCCGTCGAGCCGGCCGAACGACACGGTGTGCGTCGTCGTCGTCGCCAGCGACCTGGCAAACGCCAGGCCCAGAGAGCCGAGCGTGGCCGTGCTGATCTGCACCGTGGCGGTGCCGAGGTTCAGCGTGACGCTCAGCACGCCCGCCGTAGCCATGTCGGCCGTGACGCCAGAGGCGGCGAAGGATTGCGACAGGGCACCCTTCGTCACCTGGCCATTGATGGTGTAGTTCAGGTCGGGCATGAGTCATCTCCTAAAACGGCGGCACACCAAAAAAGTTGTTGAAGTTCACTTCTTGATAAACGCGACGCACCACGCGCCGCACGGGTGCGTCTGGGTTTTCTTCGATGTCGCCGTTTTCCTGCAGCGGCACGGGCGACGGGCTGTCCACATACTCGCCGTCTTTGTTTTCCACGTATGATCGTTTTCGCTTGCCGTTTTTCTTGAACGTGAATCCCACGTCAGGCACGACAAGGTTCCACGTCTGCGGCCGGTAGACGAGTTCGGTCGTGCCAGACCAGTAACGGATCTCTACGTCGTTTACGACCTCGACTTCTTGCGAAGACGAAATTCCTGCGCACTGCCATGTATGCGCAGCGCCGCCGAGGTACGGTGTGTCGTTTATGGAATTCGTTACTTGAGAGGCAATGCCCAACGGGAACGTAGGGCGGTTCCACGCAATCGTGGCCTTCACTTCGCCAACTAGCGTCGTCAGCCCTTCAATGAATTCGCCGGCACTGTTGACCAAGGCTTGCAGGTTGCCGTTTCCAACGCCGTCGTAATACGCCAACGCAGGCACGCTGGACCCGCTGACCGAAAAACTCCACACGTCTGGTCTGGCCAGCGGATTTGGATCAAGGTCTGGCTGTTCTGGCAGTTCGTATCGAAAGGTGGCCTCAACGTGCTGACGATCCGTCTCGGTGAAGCTGCCCTCGAGGCACCGCAAATAAAAGTACTCGGGATGCACAGCGCCATGGAAAATGCCGATGGCGTTGATGATCGCCTGCTGCGGAGTCGGTTCGTCCACGGTGACGACGAACTTCCGCTCGGCCGTCGGAGCCTCGCCGAACTTGTGCGAGAACGTGCGCGGGATGACTTCTCGAAAATTAATGACGGCCATGGCTCAACCTCCACCAACAAGATCGACGGTGCCGAATCGTTGATCGCGCAGCAGCCGATTCGTTTCCTTCTGTTCCGCGAGCTGGTCTGCGACAACGGCGTCAGGCTTGCCACCCTCGATGCGGGCCTCCAACGAGGCCGATGCCGTGTCAATGGCTGCGTTGAAGTTGGCCTGGAACTGCCGCAACACACTGCCCGATGCTTCTGCGGCGATCTGTGCCTCTAGCTGAACGATCCGCTCGGTACGCTTCCGGGCCTCTGCCTCAATGGCAGCAGCATTTGCCAGCGGGCGGCCAAATCCATCGACGGCCGCACCTTCCCCTTGTGCCGCCCGCATCTGATCGCCACGCAGCTTGTCGAGTTCCTTTTCGGCCTCGGTGCGGATGTCGAGCCCCAGGATCGGGGCAAACTTTTTGATAAACGCTTCGATGAACTGGGCCAGATTGAAGAACGCATTGCCAGCCAGCTGGATGAAATCAAGAAGTCCTTGGGCCACCTGCTGAGCAATCTGTTGCGGGCCTGCTTCCCTAATCACTCCGATAAGCTGCTCGGCGATTGTTGCAATCGGGCCCGCAAGCTCGCCGAGGATCTGGTTGGATAGGTTAGTAACCACTGAGCCGACGCGGCCGAAAGCGTCGAACATGTTGTCGATCGCCTTGACCGAGTCCTCGCGGATGATGCCTCCGAGCGCCTCAGTGTCGCGCCGGATGCTTGCCAGATAACCCGGCCCTTGAGTGAACAACTCGCCGAGCTCGATGCCGCCCTTGCCGAAAAACTGTACCGCCCTGGCGGCTCGCTCGGCTGGGTCAGCAATTTTCGACAACGAATCGACTATCGCCTCAAACTGCTGCTCGGGCGTCTGCGACTTGAGGGTCTCAAACGTCAGGCCAAGCTGCTCGAACTTCTCGCGCTCCTTTTCGTCCAGCGTCGCCTTTCCGATGTTGATGGTGAGTTTCTGGATCTGCTTGGCAAACGAATCAATTTCGATGCCGTTCTCTGCGGCGGCACGGCTGTACGCCTGCAAGGCTTCGACGCCAACGCCGGTCCTGTTTGCCACGTCGTTGAGTGCGTCAAGCTGCCGGCCGGCCGCCAAGGCAAAGTTAGTGATGGTTGTTACTGCCCCCGTCACGGCACCGGTCAGGCTCAAGAAAGCACTGGTCGCCGCTTGCACGCCGTCCAAGGCTAGCCGGCCAATTTCGATGTTCTTGAGCGTGCCCAGGTCGCGCGACGCCTTGACGCCGGCCTGGCCCATGGCATCAAGGCGCTTGTTCACGTCGGCCACGGCGGTGGCCAGTTGTGCCGTGTTGGCACTGATCTGCATGGCGAGGCCGAGTGCTGTGCTCATGTCACTTACCGTCCAGGTCTCGTTTCATTTGTGCCAGTACGTCGAGTAGCTGTGTCTTGTGTTGCGGCGGTCGCTCGACGGGTATGAAGTCTTTTGGGCTCGGCGCGTTGCCGCGGCGTGAGTACGGTGCCAGCGTCGCACTCGCGATGATGCCGGCCTGCGCCCACGGGTTGTCCAGCGGCTGAAAGAACCTAGCCCACGCCAGCCACTCCGAGAGCTCGCGAGAATCCATTCGCTCCTCAATCTCTCGCACGGTCATCTTGAGATGACCGGCCAGCATGAACAGGAACTGCCTGGATGGCCTGGCGCTAAAGCTCGCCGGCGAGTTCGACTACGTCCGCCTCCGTGATTTTGTTGTGCTTCTGTGCCACCTCGAACAGCTCGCCCATCACGGAGCCGTCGAGGGCGGCGATCTCGTGCAGCTCGTCGTCTTTCCAGATTCGCACGCCGTGCTCGTCGCAGAGCGTGCGGGCCAGGTAGAACGCCCGAAAGTTGTGGAACTTCTCGACGCTGCGGCTGCGGATGTCGAGCCAGGCCAGCTCCCAGTCGTCGCGCTCGCCGACGCTCATGACCCGCACGTACACGTCGAGGTTCCATTCCTTGACGTGGACGCGGAGCGGCTTACGCACGCTGGCCGATTTGATCTGTTCCTTAAGTCCCATGAGTTAGTTGTCCAAGAGCTTGAATGTGACGGTGAATCGCGTGACGCCGTTGACTTCTGACGCGACGCTCAGCGACTCCCATACTGCCTTCGTTGTCAACGCCTGGCCGCCTCCGGTAATCACCAAATCGCCGCGCGTGCCGTAGTTGCTCGTGCTGGTGTTGGCTGACCCCAGACACTCGACGCTGCAGTCACCGGCCTCGTCGGTCCAAATCACGGACCTCCCCTTTGGCGCACCGCCGCCGTAAGTCCACGACAGGCCGGTCACTTCGACAAACGGCGTGCCGTTCCAACTCACCGCAACATTTGTGCTGTAGCTAGCCACGGGAGGCTCCCTGTGGGCTACGGCACCTGGAAGGCGGCAGAGCCACGGACAGCGTCATTAACAGTCAGCGTGACGCTAGAAGACTTGCAAGTGGCGCTTACGCTCAGCGTGATGCCACCAGTGATCGCCAGCGTGCCCGTCAGGCCCTGCGCAATCGGCGCGCCCGAGGCGGCCAGGTATTCGATGGTCACTTCTTTGCCGGTATCGCCAGCCGAGCCCTTGAGCGGACGGGCCAGCGTAAGCACGGTCGCCCCGGTTGTTTGTCCAAGGTGAGAAACGTCGATTTGGTCTGCGGCGGCGTTGTCGGCGATGCTGTACGTAATGCTCGTGACGGTATACGTACTGCTGGCAAACGAAAACGTGGTGCCGGAACCATCATGGGGCGTGTATGGCATGTCTTATCCCTCGCTCCACAAAACGTCGTAGCGCTGCGTCACCTGATACACGGGCGGAAGGTCTGCACCAGCCAGCGTGACGAAGTCGTCGGACTCGTCTTCCAGCGACGTTTGCTTGACTTCTGTATTGTCCGTCGTCCCGCCGTACCCATCCAGAACGACACGCATGGCATCGGCCGTCTCGCGGGCCTGCTCATAGGTCGTCCCGTAAATGCTGTATTCAACCGTGACCCGAGGCAGACCGCTCGGGCGGCCGAGCGTCTGCTGCCTTTCGATGCCAGCCCGCCGCCAGGTCACGAACGGCAGGGAGGCGGATGCCGGGGCCAGCACTGGGTAGATCCGCAGGCCAACCAACGACGTGACGTTGGTCGTGCCAACCAGGGCGGTGCGGAGAACGGCTTCGGGTGACTTGAGTGGCATGGATTATTTCCTGCCAGCACGGAACGGGCTGGCCATTTCCTTGATGGCGTTGTTTAGTGCCTTGGTCATTTCCAAAACCATGGCTGACGACATGGTCGCGCGCGAGCGATCAAACGCCGTCTTAACAGGCGGAACGCCAGCCGTCCCGCCAATCGGAAACTCTCCGAGATCCACAGTCTCACCACGCGGCACGACTCTGACGAATCCTTTTGGCGGCCTCGGCTTGCTGGTCACAGCGCCGGATCGCTTGGCGACGATCGTCTTCACTTTGCCGCTTCGCCTAAAACTGCTGGCGATGTTTCCTTTGGTGCGCCGACGTTTTGTTCCAAACTCCAGAAAACCGGCATGAAACCCTTTTTGGTAGGACTTCAGGTCGTCTTTCTTTGTGCGCGGCGCAGCGGCGTATCCTGCCATAGCTACGGCAGCGCCGGGGCTCTTCGCGGGATTGCGTGATGTCGGGCTGCCCGTGTATCGCTTGACCTTGCTGCGGATTGCTCGCTTGAGATTTCCGGTGGGGCCTCGAGGCGTCAGAGTCTTGAGCAACTGCAGCCCAGGCTGAATGGATTTGTTTAGCGCGGCACCCATGTACTTGGCAGCGATGTTTCTCGGCAATCCTCGAAATGCGGCGCGAAGTTGCTCCAACTGCGGGAACTTGGCCGTAATGTCTGGCCCGTCTGCCATCACACCACCTCTTCGCAGATGGCGACGTGCTCGGAGCGGTTGCCGTACTCGAGCAGGCTAATGATGTTCAGCGTGCGGTTGCGCCAGGCAAGCCGATCCCGCTGCGTCAGGCCGGGCAGATACCGCAGCCGCACACGGTGAGTGATCGTCGTGTCCTGCTGGCCGGCCTCCAGGGCCTCGCGGGCACTGACGCCTTCCACGCTCGCCCACACGGACGACGAGCTGCTCCAGGTCAGCACCTGCTCGCCGAGCGAGTTCGTAGCCCCGCTGGCGATCTGCACGGTCACCCGCTCTCGCATGCGGCCTGGATCGATCATCGGTAAGATCCCCACCGCACGGAGTCCAGCAACGACTTGACGCCGAATGGTACGTCCTGCGGAACCGCGCCGGTCGAAACCGTTGCGCCGCGGGTTTCGTACCAGTGACTGATTAACATGAGGATGGCGTGCCGGATCGCAGCGGGGACGCTCGTGCCGCTTGCCCCGTAGCCGGCCCACCACGTCACCGTGACGGCGTTGTAGTCGTCCAAATTCGCTGGCCACGTCCCGCTCCGCAGCTGCCGCACCACGCCGGGCGTGCTGTTGCGGTCTACCCGGTAGTTGGCGGTCGAAAGCGTGGCGGTCGATTCGTCGCCGAGCGTGTACGTCACCGTGACGGCGGTAGCGGTTCCTGACGTGGCCATCGGCGGGCGCGGCAGCTCGATCTCGTACGGGAACGAGTCTAGCCGCATCGTCAGCCGCTGCTGCACCAAAGCCCGGTCGAGGTACTCTTCGACCCACTGGCGGGCCGCCGTGATGAGCGTGGTGATGTAGGCGTCGTCGTCGGTTGTGTCCACGCGGCAGTGCGCCTTGGTCTCGGCCAGCGTCACTGGCTCGACGACAGGCGCGGTCGCGACTGACAGGCTGCGGTACTTCACGGCTTACGCTTTCGCTTGAGGGTGGCGTCGGCCCGCTCGACCACCGGCTCGAGGGCCGCCGTTTCGATGTCTTGCTGCGTTTCCTCGACCGCCAGGCCGCGCTTGATCCAGTCGTTGGCCATGCCCTCAGGAACGTCGGGCAACACCTGGCCACGCCGGTACACGCGGTAGCTCTGCACCATCCGTATTTTCATTCCTGGGGTAGCCTCCATGCAGTTTCGGGGCGTTGCATCGTGTTGCAAAACTCGGTGGCGTACTGGTACACGGGCGTGCCAAACTTCTGGCTTGGCCACGTAATCATGTATTCACCGTGGCCCAGTACGACGCGGGGCGTGACGAAGACCCGATTGCCGCCGCCCTCGCGGAAGTTCTTCCAGGCGTATATGTCGGCGTCTAATCTGCCGTCATTCCACGAGTTGTCCGGGCCCGGCCGCGAATGGAACCACGGTTTTGGCGTTCGCTTGAGCGCTGCGGTCGAGATCACCGTGCAACCAAAATGGATCGTGTCCACCTCCTGCACCGGCTGGGCGAACCACGACATCGGCAGATCGGTCTTGCCGTCCTTGGGCGGATTGTCGAGCGTGCCTTTGAGCGTGAGCATGGGCCTGCCGTCCTCGCGCTTGCACTGCAGGCCGGTCAAGGCGTCGCACTGAAACGTCATGGCCAAGGCAAAGAGATGCTCTAAGTCTTCCTTGGTGAAGAACGTGTCGTAGTCGATCGTCAGCAGATACTCGCACTTGTCCACGAACTGCTCGAACACACGCTCCATGCACTGATCCCAAAAGGCCCCAGTGACCTTTGTGGGCCGAATGCCGAGCGGCATAAGCGCCTGGGCCCAGGTAAAGAAGTTGTCGTTAAACCCCAGCCGAGGCATTGAGAACACGGCCTCGACCCGGATGTCAACCTGCGACCCGCCCACGGTGACTTGCATGGCGATCCTCTGGTAAAGCAAACGGGCGGCCCACGTCGCGTGAGCCGCCCGTTCAGGATCGTCAGCGTGTCAAGCGTCAGCCGGCCGTGTTGACCGACACGCCCTTGGTGGTGGCGTTGTAGGGCGACTCCTCGCCGCGCGACAGCCGGGCCGCGATCACGACCACCGTATCGGTGTTGGGCGAGGTCGCGATGGCCAAGTACCGCTTCTTCCCGCGGCAGTCCACCTCAAGGCGGCTGATGGTCATGGTCGTGGACACCGTCTGGCCGGCGTAGGCCGCCGGCTTCATGTCGCCCGTGAACCCGGCCACCGTCTCGGTGACGGCGTTCGACGCATCGCCCTGACGCAGGGTGAGCGTCTGGGCCACGCTGGACGTGCTGGCCGCCGGGCCGTAGATCACGTCGATCGAGGCGTAGTCGAAGCCGAGCGTGTCCAGGGTCAGCGTGTTCGTCTGCGAAGACGTGTACACCGACGCCTTGCCGCTCACGACGCTCTTGGTCGCTGCAACGTGGATCATGTCGAAGGTTCTCCTAGAGGGTCAGAGGGCTAGACGTTCGTCGCAGCGGTACGCAGGGCAACCACCGGGCCAACCTCGGTCGTCGATCCCAGGCTGTGGAAGTTCGCGGTCGCCCGCACGACGCCCGAGACCAGCGTCTGGTCGAGCTCCACGAACCGCTCCTGGCTCACCCGCAGCTGGTAGCCCTGGCGAAGGCCGAGAGCACCAGCCATGGCGAGGTCGCCGAAGAGCACCTTGACCTTCGACGTGTCGGCACCGAGCGTGCTGTTCATCGGGTGAACCAGCGTCACGCCGTAGCCCATGAACTGCAGCCCGAAGCCCTGGGCGACGCTCGTGCTGCCGCCCTGGTTCAGGTCCAGCCGCTGCATCGAGGCGTGATAGCCGGCCGGCGAGATGTACCACCGAGCCCCAGGCAACGCGTAGCGCGGGCACTTGGCCAACACCGAAAGGAAGTCCTCCTTGTCGAGCGTCTCGAAGGCACCGTTGCCGGTGGCCGCCGTGACGAGCGACGCCGAGTAGGCCGCGTCGGCCAGCTTGACCGTCACGCCGTAGTGGCCGCCGTAGGTCGAGGTGCCGTCACCGATGAAGACCGCTTCGTCCAGGGCCTTGGCAATGGCGAGCGAGTGCTCCGTGGCGATAAGGTCCGCAACGCCCACGCCGTCGGCGAAGAGCTCGTTGCTGACCTTGGTCGCCACGCCGAACTTCTGCGCCACGAGCTGCACCTGGGTGCCGGTCATGTCGCTGTAGCTGAACTCGGCGTTCTCGCCCATCCACGCGCCTGACACGCCGCTGATCCGCTTCGGGATCGACAGCACGTCCGAAGACATGTTGAAGTTCTGCAGGGCCGTCGGGGCCACTCCATAAGTTTCGACGTTTCGCAAGATGGTCTGCGACAGCTCCTCCGGCACGGCAAACCCGCCGGCCGAGTTGACGCCACCGACCATCGTGCGGGCCTCGACCCCGTGGTCATGGCACCACCGCTTCGCCTCGGCGTCGCCCGCGTAGGTGGCCTGGAGCCACTTGCCGACGCGGTAGGCATCCTCGTGCGACCGGAACGCCTTCAGCGTCCGACCGTCACGCACCGCCTCAATCCGGGCCTTGGGCTGCTCGGCACGCACCTCGGGGGCCGGCGAGCAACGCTCGGCGACCGAACGCAGGTTGGCAACCGACTCGGCGACCTTCGCCTCGAAGTCGATCTGGCCGGCGAGCGACTTGGCCTTATCGGTCAGACCCGACAGCTCGAGGTTGCGGGCGTCGATGTCGGACTTGTTGTCCGTGTCGAGAACGGTGAGCGCCTCGATGCGGGTAGCGACATCGGCAGCTTCGGTGCGGAGGGCGGTAAGCCGGTCCATGCGTGATTTCTCCAGGGCGTGATTGCCGTGGAGTTCACAATCGCATTACGACCGTGGAGCCTTGCAGAAGCGGATTGCGGAAAGTGTTGTTTTCACAAACGCCACAGCGCGAGCGCCGCACCGTGGGCAGCGTAGATACCGCTGCCGCTCGTCGCCGCACGCGCGGCTCGATCGTGTCCGCAGCTGTTCGCCGCACTGACAGCGTGGTCGGTCAGACATGCTTCGTCCGCAGAATGGCGGCCCAGGCGGCGGCGACGCCCCGCAGGGCCATACGCGAACAGTCCGCCTGGGCCTCCGGCTCCTGGCTCTGCTCGGCTAGCCACGCCTCGTAGGAACGCATGGCGACGGTGACGCTGCTTGACGGGTACGCAGGGGTAAGGACTACGGACACATCTACCAGAGATGCAACCTCGCGGATTTCGCGCACTGCACCTTGCTCGTCACTTGACCACCGCTCGCCGGTTTTGGCGTCTACGGAAAAGGCAAAAGAACTTCCGCGCAGATCGCGCCGCCTGACCAGCTCAAGAGTGTCCCGGCCAACTTGCGTATCGGGCGGCGTCACCGTGTACCGCAGGCCCTTGTCGTCGCTTGAAAGCTCAAGCGTGCCGCTAGAGGTGCGGCCGAGGATGAGGTCGCTGTTGTGGTTCATCAAGGCAACTACGTCCTTATTGCCGCGTTGTCGCTTCAAGATTTTATCGAACGCGCCAGGCAGGATGATTTCGCGGAACTGCGATCCGCCTTCACGTAGCGGCAGGCTGAAACGGTTGTAGACGGCGGCGTACCCAACAAGCACCTGCGTGCCGTTGGTCCTCGTCTCAATTGTCAGCTCGGCCTCGGGAACTTCGTCAAACGCAAGGCAGCGACGTTCAAGGTCCATCACTATTTACTCCTGCGGGTTCCGTAACGGGCGGCACGCCTTCGTTTACCCCGGCGATGATGCTGTCCACCGTGGCCTCTGGCATTGTTGGGAAGGCACCGACGATGAGCGACTTGGCTCCATCGGGCGTCAAAAGCCCAGCCGACAGGCTTGTAATAATTTCAAGCAACGACGACACCTGAGCGCCGTTCAATGCTTGCTGCTGAAGGTCTGCAGCTGCAGCCATGTCTGGCAAAATCTCTGCATCAGACGATTCTGAATCAACAGGTTGTTGCGCATCTTCGGAAGGCGATTCGTCTGCCACCTTTTCAAGCGTGGTCATGTTCAGCTGGATGAAGTGCTGGTCGCCTTCGGGCCCGAGCGGGTTCATGTTCTCAAGCTCGCGGATTTCGTTGACGCTCATCCACCCGTTTTGCAGGGCCGACACGTAATAGGCCGACCGGCTCGCGTGGTCGCCACGCAGAAGCCCGGCCACGCTGTGCTCGGCGAAGTACGTCTCGTCCTCGCCCTCGGCCAGGAGGTCGCGGCTAATCGCGGCTTCCCACCGCTTGAGGTGCGGCAGCAGGCAGTGCTGGACGAACTCCGTGCCCTGCACCTCAATGTTCGAGTAGGTGCTGCGGGTCAGGTCTTGAATCATGTGCGGCGGCACGCGGAACGCCCGGCAGATTTCGATCACCTGGTACTGCCGCGTTTCGAGGAACTGGGCCGCCTCGTTAGAGCCGCTGAGCTCGTGAGCCTTCACGCCGGCCGGCAGGACCGCCGTGCGGTGCGCACGATCCGGGCCGCGGTGCATCCGTTCCCACGACTCGCGAAGCCGCTCGGCTGCCTCGATCGGCACCGGGTTCTCCGACTCCAGCACGATGCCCGGCCGGGCTCCGTTGCCAAAGTAGGTGCTGCCGTGGGCCTCCAGGGCCTGGGCCAGGCCGATGGCGTTGGCGAACAGCCGGTACGACGGAATCGGATGAATTCCATCGTCGGTCGTGTACCGCAGGGCGAAGATTTGCTCCTGGCGGTAGGCCGTCTGCCTGCCATCCGGCTCGCGGTAGATGTAGCGCAGCCGGCCGTTCTCCAGCCGCTCGACTTCCATGCGACTCGGGTGAAGCGGCCACAACTCGCTCACGGGCCCGCGAACACCCGCGCGGATCTCGGCGTAGCTCGCCCCGTAATGCAGATAGAGCCCCGTCATCCAATCGCGGAACTCTTGCGCCGTCTGCCACGGGTTCGGCTGCATGTGCAGCAGCCGGTAGAGCGGATGCTCGGGAACCTTCCGTTTGCCGCCGTTGGGCTGCCGCTCGTAGAGATGCAGCGGCAGGCTTGATACCGAATCCGAGATGACTCGGATGCACGCCGTGTAGGCCGAGCAGGCCATCGATGTGTCGGCCGTAACCCGGATGCCAGATGCCGTGCGGCCACCGCCCACGTTGCCCCAGTCGATGCCACGCAACTCGTGCAGGCGAAAGTCCGTGGTGGCCTCGGTGGTCATAGCGAGATGATGTCCCAGGATTGTTCGGGCGGCTTCGCGGTCGCCGTGGCGTGCAGCCCCAAGGCCATCACGAGCGACACGATGCCGTCGATGCGTTCGGTGCTCTTGGCCTTGCTCGGCTTGATGTTGCCTTGGTGATCGCTCTGCACTGCCACGTTGGCCGCCATCCACGACAGCACCGGGTGGCCAGCGTGGCGAATCCGCTCCGACAGCACGTAATTCTCGAAAGCCTTGCTCGGGCTCGACATGGAGCCGTAGCCCTGACCGAATCCTGTCACATTCACACCTTCCCCTTGCAGTTGGGTGGCGAGTTGCGTGGCGTTCCAGCGGTCAATGCCCACCTGCCGGATGTTGAACTTCTGCGACAACTCAACAATGTCGCGCCGGATCACGTCGTAGTCGGTGACGTTTCCATCCGTGGCCCGGATAAAGCCGTCTCGAATCCATCCGACGTAGTCCACCTTGTCCCTCAGCGTCCGCTCGGCGGCGTTTTGCTGCGGCACCCAGAAATAAGGCAGCACGTCGAAGGTGCCGTCCTCGGCTTGGCTCACGAGCACAAATGCAGACAGGTCGTATGTGCTCGCCAGGTCCAGCCCGGCGTACCACTCCCGTTGCTCGAGGTCGCCGGCCAGCGGTTTGCCGCACTTTGCCCAGTTGTCGGGCGAGAGCCACCGCACGTCTTGCGTCGTCCAGACGTTGAGTCTGTACCGCAAAAATGCGTTCAACTTCGACGGCGACTGCTCGGCTTCGCGGGCATCGGCAGCAAACGATTCCAACGTAATCGTGTGGCCCAGAGACGGGTTGGCTTTGTGCCAGGTCGCTTCCGCCTTCCAGTCGTCCTCGGGCGAGGCGGCGTAGATGCAGCCGAAGAAAGACGGGTCCACCGTCGGGTCCGCGATGCACCGCTCGGCGTATGCGTGCTGCTCCCAGCAGATGCTCTTGCGGTCGTAGCCCGCCGTGGTGATCGAGAGAATGAGCGGCGATCTCCTAGCAGCTCCACCGTACCTGAGTGCGTCTCTTGTTGTGCCGGGCCTTCGCCCCCAGCCTCTCGGCCAGGGGCGAAAGCCCAGAGGCGTCGGTCCCTTTGTGCGTGGAGTTCATCGAATAGCAGCGCGTGGATATTCAGCCCCTCGGCCCGGAACGCATCTGCACTCAGAACCCGGTAGAACGAATTGCTTTTCTTGTGCACGATCGTCTTGCGGCTGTCGATCACCTCGAGGTGCTTGCTCAGTGCCGGCGACGCCCGCACCATCGATGCCGCCTCGCGGTAGATGATGCCAGCCTGCTCGCGGTCGCAGGCCGCACCGTAGACCTCGGCACCAGGCTCCGAGTCAAACGCCGTCATGTAGAGGGCGATGCCGGCGAGCGTCGTTGACTTGCCCTGCTTCTTGGGCAGCTCGATGTACCCCACGCGATGCTGACGCATGCCGTCGGGCCGCAGTCGGCCGAACAACTCACGCAGGACGTGATGTTGCCACGGCAGCAGCTTGAACGGCTGCCCGGCGTTCTGCCCCTTGCTGTGACGCAGGATGCGCTCGAAGAAATGGACGACCCGCTCGTACTTGGCCTGGCCCTCTTTGCAGAGCTCACGCCCCGTGGAGCTTGAAGAACTCTTCGACTTCGTCGGTTGGCTTTTCTTCCTTGCCACCAAGTCGCACCCTGCTGCTCGGAGTCAGTCCAAACTCTGCCATTAGCGACGCCTGGAGCGCCACTAAACTGCGATATAACGGGCCGGCCGGGTTGGGTTTGACGCCACCCAAGTCGGTCTTCATCACCGGGCCGCTCGCCCGCAGCTCGAGCAGACACGCCTGGGTCGCAGCGTACACCTCGCACAAAGTAGCCAACGCCTCGCCGTCGGCCGTCGTCAACGTGCCAAGGCCGACCAGGATCGGCACCAGCTCGTGCCACTTCTCCACGGCGACCGGCTCGACCATGAGCCGCTTCGGCATCGGCGGCGTCCCGGGCGGTGCCGGCAGGTCGGGCCGGATCTTTCGCTTGCCGGGGTTGCCGAGCATCCGTCGGACGTTTGCGGGCGTTGGCTTTGGACCGCGTTTGGCCATGTGTCAAAAACCTTGCGGAAACTTGCGGCCGCGCTTACGGAGCAGGCGACCGGCGTCTTTAAAAAGGCAAGTTGGGATGATTCGATGCACCCTCACAATTCGCTCAGCGTCGCGTCAGACGTGTCGATTCCTGGCTGGCAGCGTCACGCTGCTCGATCGAACTGCCGTTAGATCGCATCCTGTTGCGTCTGCGTGCGTGCCTGCCGTTGCTCGCCTCGAGTCTTTCGTCCGTGGCAACGAATGCACAGCGTTTGTCCGTTGTTCACGTCGTAGCGTTCTCCACCTTGAGCGATCGGCACCAGGTGGTCGGCCTGGGCCTCCAGGGGCCCGGCACAAACACGGCCGCACGCTCGGCACTGCCAGGCATCCCTGGTCAGCACTGCCTGCCTCCACGCCCTGTGCCGCTTGTCGCAGTAGCCACGAGCTGCCGCGTTGGGCCTAGCCGAGTCGTCGCGCTTTCTGGACGTACGCAGTCGCAGAGGGCGGTGGGGGGGGATTCTCTGCGGCATCACAACCTCGCCGCCTC